AACCAACCCGGACGTTGCGATTGCCTATCAGACTTTGCTCGAAGTCTCACGGGAAGTACAGGCTGAGGGATGGTCATTCAATAAGGAGTATCATTATGATATGACTCCTGACACTAATAACGAGATCGCTATTCCTAATAATGTTTTGCAGATTGATCTAACTGATAATGCTGCTAACATGGGTAAAGATGTAATCAGACGTAGTGGTAAGCTTTACGATAAAGTTAAGCATACCTATACGTTTACTGAGAAGGTAGAGTGTGACATCACCTGGTTGTTTGACTGGGTTGATCTTCCTGTACCTATCCAAGATTTTATTACAGCTAGAGCTGCTACGATTGTCTCCAGTCGTATTGTTGGAGATGGTAACCAATACCAAATCCTACAACAAAAGGAAGCATTTGCTAGAGCTATGGCTATGGAGTATGAGTGTAATCAAGGTGACTATACATACTTTGGTCATCATGGTGACACTAATGAATACAGAAGTTACAAACCGTACACAGCACTTTATCGATAAATGGTTGCAGTTACTCAACGGATCAACAGCTACCTTGGTGGCGTATCAAAACAATCAGATGACAAAATGTTGCCAGGGCAAGTCCGTGAGTGCTACAACGGCTTTCCTGATGCAACGTATGGTCTAACTAAACGACCAGGGTTTAAACATATCGTTAACCTGGGTACAGGCACCACTTATGATGATGGTAAGTGGTTCTATATTAAACGTGATGATGACGAAGAATACGTAGGTGTTATCAAAGGTTCCAATATCAATATCTGGAACGCAGTTAGTGGTAACGCTTGTACTGTTACGTACGGTACTGGTGCTCAGGCATACCTGAGTGGTGCTAAGACAGACTACAAAATTATCACCGTACAGGATACTTCTATTGTTATCAATAGTAGTGTTACTGTAACTGCACAAGCAACTCCTACATTTAACGCCCACCGTGTAGCAAGTATTGAGGTTCAATATGTAACCTCTTCAACCACCTATACAGTTGATATTACAATTAGTGGTTCAACTCAAACTGCTACTTATACAACTCCCAGCTCTGCTGACGTTAATACGATTCTATCTGATTTAGAATCAGACATTAACGCTATGACTGGCGACCATGCTAACATTACTGTTACTAGGCTTGCTAACTCTTTGGAGCTTACTAGCACCGTTGCCATGGATGTCCATGCTGAAGGTGGTCTTGATAACAAAGGTATGACCGTTGTTGAGGATGAGGTAGCTAGTGTTGGAGAACTGCCTGTTAAATCAGTGCAGGACCGTACCGTTAAAATCGTCAACACTAATTCTACTGCTGATACATACTGGGCTAAGTTTGTAGCACATGATGGTGTATCTGGTGAAGGTTATTGGGAAGAGACTAGAGATCCTGGTGTATCACCTGGTCTTAATAACTCTACCCTTCCTCATGAGCTTATTAATACTGCAGTCGATGAGTTTACTTTCCAACGGATTACGTATGAAGACCGTCTAGTTGGTGATGATGAAACTAACTCACATCCTAGCTTCATTGACGAAAAAATTACAGCTGGATTCTTCCATAACAACAGACTTGGTTTCTTGTCTAAGGACAACGTAATCATGAGTCAGTCTGGTGACTTCTATAACTTCTATTTTAAGTCAGCTCAGACTACTATTGATTCTGACCCTGTTGACATTAGCTGCTCTTCTATCAAACCTACTGCTCTACACGCTGCATTGCCTACGGCTCAGGGTGTGGTGCTGTTCTCTGAAAACCAGCAGTTCCTGATGTTTGCCGACGCTGGTGTGCTTACACCTGCATTGACTACTATCCGAGCACTCTCTAACTATGAGGTGGATCGAGAGATTGAACCTGTTGATGTTGGTACTCAGCTTAACTTTGTTACCAAAACACCTGGTTATTCTCGTGTCTTTAGTATGGTTACTAAGGGTCAGCAAGATAACCCCCAGGTGCTGGACCTGTCACGTATTGTGAAGGAATGGATTTCACCTGATGTTGATCAGTTGATTTCTAGCCCACAAAACTCACTGGTTGCGATGGCTAGTCAGTCATCAAATGAAGTCTTTATCTTCCGTTATTATAACGATGGTAAAGAAAATCTGATGGAAGCATGGGTCAGCTGGTTGATGCCAGGAACCGTGCAGTTTATTGCAACTAACTCTGATGATATGTACTCTGTTACCAAACAGGGTAATCAGTTTGTGTTGTGTAGAGCTGCTCTCAGTCAGAGTCCTGAGCAGGCTATCATTGTCAATAACCAAGGTCAGAAGGTTAACCCTAGTGTAGACCTGTATGCAACCGCTTCTAGCGTTGTATATGACACAGCCACTAAAACTTCTAAGTGCTACCTACCTTACAATGATGTGTCTTCATTGACACCTATTATTGTTATTAAGGGCAACACAAGTTCTGGTTCGTTTGTTGAGTCTGGTTTTACTGTTACTCCTGAGCGTGGTAGTGACGCTACTGGTCCCTTCTTTAGTGTAAAGAACAAAGACCTGAGTGGTGTTGCATCTGACGTTGTTGTCGGATTTAAATACAACTTTGATGTTGAACTACCTAGAACTTACTACAGACCTGATCCTAAGGTAGCAGACTTTACTGCAAACCTTACAGTTGCACGTATGAAGTTTGCTGTTGGCTTGTCCGGTATGATGAGCTTTAAACTGCAGCAGACTGGTAGATTGCCTTATGAACTTAACTTTATTGGTGAAGAAAGTATCACCCTTACTGGTAATGGCACCTCTGGAGCCACAAATATCAACCAAGTAGCTACTACTACAAGCGGTAGTGGAACTGGTATGACTGTTAACTTGACAGCATCAGGTGGTGTTGTGACTGGTATTACAGTAAACGATCGGGGTTCTGGCTATTCGACTAACGATGTTATCACGGTTTCTGCAGCAGACGCTGGTACAGCAACAGATGTAACTGGCACCTATACTGGATTAAAATCCTTTAAGTTTAACAGGAATGAGTTAGACTATGTAGATAGAGCTGATGTTAAAGTAACTGTTGATGGTGTCAATGAGACTGGATTTAGTTTCACTAACGACACAACTATTACCTTTACTGATGCTCCTGCCAACAATGCAGAGATCAAGTTCTTCATTAAAGACTGGTTTAGCGTTCAACCAACAATTGAAGCTAACACGTATCTAGCCAATGATGTGCCGCTTGATAATGAAAACGTGTTTATCATCCCCATCCATCAACGTACAGAAAATTTTAGATTAAAAATGTTTAATAACTCACCGTTCCCGGTGGCAGTTAATGCTATGATGTGGGAGGGTAACTACACACCACGTTTCTATAGGAGGGTCTGAGTATGCCTTGGGGCGCTATTGCTGGTGCTGCTATTGGAGGCATTTCTAGTATTTTTGGAGCATCTTCTAAAAATAAAGCAGCTTCTAAACAGGCATCAGCACAAAACAAATATAACAAAAAGGTCTACGAGTTTCAGTTAGAAGAACAAGAGCGTAAGTACGATTATGCTGTTGAAGGTCTTGAAATTAGAAAGCGTAACGACGAAAAAAATCTACAGTTTCAAGAGGCTAACCTTGTTCAAAGGTATAACTATGGCATGGGTGTTCGTCAATACGAATACAACCAAGCTGTACGTGCTTATGATCAATCCGTTGCTCGTGCTGTTCAGCAGCAAGAGTATAATCAAATTGCAGAAAAGTTTGCCCTTGTAGACCAAGATAGATTACTGCATGAGCAGCTAATTGATCTATCCTTTGATCGTACGGAAACACTTCTAGATTATCGACGTGCCGCTGCAGGTCTTGGGCTAAAACAACGTCAAGCTCTTGCAGGTGCCGCAACTGAGGCGCAGGCTACTAGAGTTTCTGCTCTTAAAGCGCAAGGTGCAGCCGCCGCACGCGGTGTGTCTGGACGTAGTGCTGCTAAAAATATCCAAGGTATTGTTGCAGAAACTGGTGCACGGCAAGCTGCTATTGTCGATGAGTTGATGTTTAATCAAGAAAATACAGCTGTAGATTTTGCCAAATTAAACAACCAATTTATTATTGACCAGGTTGCATTGGACTTTAGTGTGGACAGTGCGAGGTTTACTGACATGTCAGCACGCAATAAAATCAGACTTCAGTCCCTTCAAGCGGC